GGTTCTCCTTTTGAGTCGTGCAGCTCTTCATAAAACTCAGTGATCAACTGATGTATTCTGATAGTCGCTATTGAGTAACTTCGACTAAGATCTTTTTTTGTTAGCTCTTTTTTTACCATACCCTAGTTCTTTTAGTTTGACTATAGCCTCCTCTATCTGCTGTCTGTTCTTACAGATAAACAAGGCTGGGATTGGTTCTCCTGAGTCTATCAAGTGACGTAGGAACAGCTTCCACCGCATCGGGAAATCATGATGCGATGGAGTGTACCCCTTGGTTTCGATAATCCATTCTCCGTTTGGTCCTACGAAGTCTGGTGTGTATTTAATTGGTAAGACTACCTTGTTCGACCTGTCAGACAAATCCTTCCTTTTAGCCGTCGCTTTCAAATATACGCCATCATACCTGAATTTGTCAAGTAAAACGAATTCCATTGACTCATAGGTAAAACTTAGCCCCGATTCAGCTAAAAGATCAGCACATGTCTTCTCTAAACCGCTCTTGTACTTACCTAAGTTTCGTTTCTTGGCGGATTTACGCTTCGTTGTTCCCTTTGAGCGTCGCTTCACATAAGCAAGTTACAGCTTATTTTTCTAAAAACGAGTGGTTAATTGGAAACTCGAAGTGATCTTGCTCACCTCCCTGTAAGTCAACGCTTTGAAACAGTTCCTTTTGAGTGTTATATACCCTAAAGGCTGTCCTGGACAGATTCATTTCAAACCTTACTGGGTCTTCTAGGGGTGTTGGTTCACCTCCAGTTTCTACGTCTCTGACTTTACGAACGTGAAGCTCAGTAACTTTTCTCATGTTGGGATCTGGGTGCTGTACCTTTCTATGTATGGTTAGGAAGCAATCAGCTCGGTTAACGAACTTGCCCCCACCCTCTGTATCCTCGGCATACGGAGCTACAGGCAGTCCGTCATCGCCCTTGCGACGCTGAGCCTCGGTAACAGCATGCATATTGAGCCACACGGCTACGTTGTTTGCCGTGGAAAACGTAAGGAACTCGGATGCAGCTTCGTAGTGGTAGTCGTGTACACCGATAGATGTATTCCCCATGTCTAGTTTTAGGCTGTTGTATGGGTCTACGAATACAGCGTCCACTTCCTGTTGCTTCATGATCTTCTCAAGAAAGATAATTATATCTGCGTAGCTATACACCTGCTTGTTGCTTATGACGGTAAAGTGCTTGCTGACCCATTCGTAAGCCTTCTTTCTTTCCATGTGGTTCATGGAGGATACACCTCTATTTAGTGCAAACTGAATCAAAGACATTTTAAGTGAGGCTGTCCTATTTTCCGATGAGTAAACAACCCAGTTCCAGTCATGCCGAATGGAGGCATTTACCATGAGGTACAGCGCCATTGTGGTTTTACCCACATTGCTGTGACCATTTACGATTGTAAACTCTTTCTTGTACCTAAAGTATTTGTCTAGGTTTGGATCACCAGTGTCAAGCCCAACGGGTATCTTTCCGTTTGCGTAGTCGTCAATCCACCTGAAGTCCTCATCGTCAGAGGATATGAAAGACATATCCCCGTCGTTTATCAGGAGTTCTCTCTGAGCTTTCTTTTCGTCGTCTATGGTGGTGCGTAACGGGTCCCTCTTTCCTTGGTCTATCGCCTCTCTAATTGTCTTTACGGCTCTGTCCTCGTCGTCAACATCTCGCTTCATTATCTCCCTGGTGAGAACGCGGATTACCTCATCCTCCTCCATCCGCCCAGCAGCGATATACCCACCGCACAGTCTAGAAGCTCTGAGCAAGGTGTTATGCTTTTCACCGTCAGCGCATTGACGGATCATCCTAGCAGCTAGATTTAACTTTAAGTAATCCGTGTAAGTGCCTGATTGTGAGACAGCTACCTGACTTTCGTTTCTCTCCGTAGAGAATGCACCGAACGAGGCTGAGTCCTCGTTAATGATGATATCAGGATCATACGATTCGTAGCATGCCCTGGACTCATTTATCCCAGACTCGTCTAACTCTAGACCGTACTCTTTGTTGAAGTAGTTCTTGAGCGCACGGAAGTGGTCCCTATGCCTCTCTGGATGCGTGATCTTGACGAGCGCCTTAAGTCCGTCACCACTCGGAGATACCCAACAGCTATAGACATAAGGATCCGTGGATAAAGCCGATTTGGATGCTTTAACATCAATATGGTCGAAGTCCAAAACAATGAATCCGCTGTGTTTCTCAAGCGCATCATCAGTCCTGCCCGAGAACTCACCACTGAAAAGTACAATCGGTAGGCTAGTTTTGAATTCTTTATTTCCATCTCTAATTACCTCAATCGTTGTTGCAGAATTCCCCTCCTGAATCCGCTTGAGCGCTTGAGATATCGGCATTGTGTGTGCGTCGCTCTTGTTCCGCTTGTAGAGATTCTTGAAGATCGTTACTCTCATATTCGTATTCAATTAATAGGTTTAAATAATGGATGGCCTTCAGTACATCCTCTTTTCCGTTTTTGTGCGCGTGTCGGCACACGTACTTGATAACATTACCCTCTATGAAAGGAATGCCATTTAGGGCTATGAATTCAGTTGGCTGAATTTTCATATGCTTGTAATGCTGTCCTCCTATCTGTTTATCGCTGTGTTTTTTTGACATCTACAGTAGTTCCAATTTGTTTGATAGTATCGACGCTATCAATGATGATGGTGCGTTGCTTTGCCTTTGGGGTTAGCAACTCTTGATCGAGTCTATACATAGTGTGACTGTCATGTTTCATGATGTCCCTGGGGTTATCGTAGGTGCTGACAATCCACACGTCTCTTGTCTGGGGGTGCTTGTTCTTAATGAACGTGGCTTTCCCAGTCATGTAATAGATGGGTTTGCCCATGATGTAAAGATAAAGGGGAAAGAAAAGGGGTGGGACCGAAGCCCGCACCCCTCTGCTAACCTGTAAACCATATACTAGAACGGGATAGTTTCGGTATCCTTCGTTTTAGCCGCTTCATTTCGACGCTCCTGCGCCGCTTCGCTGTTCGGATCCCACACGCTCAAGCATGCTTTGCCGTTCTTCGACATGAAGAGACGGAATCGAACATTACCACCCTGACCGCTTGCGTCACGCTTAGTAGCGTATTGGTCAAGACAGTCTTTCAACTCGTTGTCCTTGAGACGGAAACTCCATCCCATCAGATCACCGTTGTCATTGTAGCTAGGCTCATCTGCCCAGCCTACGAGAACACTCTCGTACTTTTTGCTCTGATCACTCATGATTAAATGATTATAAAGGTTAAAATAAATAGGGCCAAAGTTGTTAAAGCCCTGATGATGCTTTTTGTTTCTCTGTCAAACTTCATATTCGAGGTAGTCTTTTTCGGGGTTATAGTCTTCTCTTAGGAACGTCCTGATGCGGGTTACAGCATCGTTAAACTTCATCTCCCCAGTGAATAAAGTCTCTTCAGAGCATTTTACCACAGCTGGAAGATACGGGTAAGTTTTTTCTTGTACAACCCAATAGAAGTCTTTTATGCCAAACACCTTTGTATAGATGTACGCTTGGATGTCATAACTAAAGTCTCGCACTGCATATCGAAACTTCTCTGCGCTTCTTGCAGACTTGCTGTCGCTGATGAAGCCATCACCGAGGCAGTCGAGGAACCCCTTGAGTAATACTCCGTTTAGTTCCTCAAGAAACTCCACTTGATATTCACCAGAAAGGTGTGAATCAAGTAGTCCACAAGTAGCTAGTCTGTCGATCATGTCGTTAGCCATTTGCCAGTCGTCATGAGAGACGATGGTCTTGCCTTCCTCAAGAGCCTCTGTCTTCATAGCCGCTACGACAGCCTTGTATTCGGAGGTGAGCGATGGCTTTTTAGAGCTACGAGCTTTGTCGGATAGCTGTGACATAATTTGTCCCTCAGACATAACTAGGTATGTGTCGAACGCTTTTTCGCGTTCAAACAACAGCATGTCGTACAGTGTACCAAAGTCCAGCGCATCGGACTTATACTTTAGTTCTCCCTTCATGTATCGGTCGAACTGCGCCATGTCCCCCAAGGCCTGCTTGAGAGATGAATACGACAGGTGTGGTTTGCCGTACCGTTCTTCTAATTTTTCACTAATAGTCATCATATACTGGTGTTCCGTCTTCGTAAGTGTATTCGTAAGTTTCAATTTCTGCCCACTTTACTGGCGGGCGGGCGGACAACCAAAATCGTTTGCCCTTGCTGTTGATAAAGAACTCAGCTATATCAAACTCCCCAGGCGAATCAGCATGGCTGACGAAGAAGAGCCCTGAAAACTCAGGGTTCCCTTCATCCTCCGTGATCACCCAATGCTTGGGGAGCTTTGCGGTTAGGCAGTGATCTCTAAACCTTGTAAACAGCTTCTCATTGGTGCGCCGTTGGTCAAGCTGGTTGTACCATGTCTGACCATTCCA